TTCTTTATATGGCAACACTAAAGCCGGTGGCCTTTCTCAGTATGATGGTCTTGATTACTGGACTCGTATGGGTTTTACGTCAGGATCGGTAGCATTTGACCCATCAAAAGAAACCATGAGAATGGTGTTTGATTGGATTAAAGAAAATCATACACGAAAATACTTTGAGTGGTGGGAAGCCAAGAAAGATTCTGGTTTACCATACAAACGTGACCATAAAAACCGTTCACTTCATTTTGCCTATGGTAAACTAAAAATACCAAAGAACTTAATCCGTTGTGAACATGCTAGAGGTATCTACTTTTCTCCTTTGTATAACAACACATGTGAATACTTGAGAAAAGAAATAGGAGATGACCAGTTGGTTAAATCCTTTGACACGAGCGAGGAAGCTTTGACAAACATTTGGAAAACCAAGTTTGCCAAACCGAGAATAAGACAATTACAAAAGAAAAACAAGGTTTCAACCGAAACTCTTTTTTATGATAATCTAATTTATATGAGTTGGGACGAATGTAGAGATTATTACCTGTCACAAGTCGGACGATAACATTTTATTCAATTGCCTTTTGGATATACCCAATTTATTCATAGCTTGTTTTTTATAGTCATAAGAAATACCATTTACTATTATGGGAATTGCTTTTGGATGATTTTTACCAGACATTTTCATAAGAGTATCTGGTTTTCTCATGGGATTATTGTCACCCAACATATCATTTCTTGGTTTGCCAATTTTATTTTTAGAAATATTTTCACACCATTGTTTTGAATGTTTTTTACCACGAACTTTACTTACTCTTTTCTCAATTTGTTCTGCTGTATGTTTGAAACCCAATATACCATCACCACCTAATGTGGAATTGTAACCATTGTAAAAAGAATTGTATTGTTGTATAAAATAATTTTCCATGACCATCAAAGTGTGTGTTCCATCTAAAGATTGATACACAACATCCGACTCAAAATTATCCCATCCGTATTTTTTTATGGCATTATAAAATTTTGAATTTACTTTTTCGTGTTTTGATTTGTGATATCTTTTTCGGTTTGGCCAATTAGAATCAAAACCTATGTAAACTTTACCATTTACTTTATTGACAAATTTGTAGATTGTATATATAATCATAGCTGATACGGTTCTTTCGTGTTAGAGTGGATGCGGAGGTCGAAGTCTGGTGATCCACACCTATTTATCCATCAGAGTATTCTGGTAGATAATCAAGTGTACCACGAAAACGCTTGACAAGTGTACTATATAATTGTATAATACACTCACTCGCAACCCAAAGCGAGATTTTTTGAAACTTTTTTATTATTAGGAGTCCTTATGACAACATCAGCTAAATCTAAAATCCTTTCTTACTTGAGCAAGAAAGACGGTTACAACACATTGACCGTTGCACAAGCACGTGCTCGCTTCGGTATTCAAAACGTGTCAGCACGTATTGAAGAACTTCGTAAAGAAGGTCATGTAATTTACACCAACACCAAAACTCGTGGTGATGGTTCTAAAGTTGCTTCTTACCGCCTTGGTACTCCAACTAAGGCAATGGTTCGTACAGCAATGGCTGCTGGTTTTAGTTACACCGCCTAATCTATTGGCGAACCTTGCAAGGAGTTCATCGAAAGGTGACTCCTTTTTTTTATTTTATTATGGAGTTTAGATGGAAATTTCAATCAAAAAAGAAGACCTACAAACAAAAAGTATTTTTGTAGCCACTCCAATGTACGGTGGTATGAACCACGGTCTCTATGCAAAGGCCTGTCTAGACTTACAAGCCATTTGTATTCAATATGGTGTGAACATCAAGTTCTCTTTCTTATTCAATGAATCTCTTATTACAAGAGCACGTAATTATCTCGTAGATGAATTTATCAATCGTTCTGAATGTACTCATCTATTGTTTTTGGATTCTGATATTCACTTTGATCCAAGAGATGTGATTGCTTTGTTGGCACTTGATAAAGATGTTATTGGTGGTCCTTATCCTAAGAAAGCCATCAAGTGGCGTTCTGTTAAGAAAGCTCTTGAAAAGAATCCATCCATGGAAGCACAAGACTTGGAAAAAGTTACTGGTGACTATGTGTTCAATCCTGTTAAAGGCACAGCACAGTTTACAGTTACAGAACCTTTAGAAGTTATGGAAATTGGTACTGGTTATATGATGGTTAAACGTGAAGTGTTTGCCAAAATGGAAGCAGCATACCCAATGATTCGTTACAAGCCAGACCACGTTGGCCAAGCCAACTTTGATGGTTCACGTTACATTCATGCTTTCTTTGATACAGTTATTGATAGCGTAGACTCTATCACTTGTGGTGGTTCTGACCGTTACTTGAGTGAAGATTATATGTTCTGTCAAATGTTCCGTAAAATTGGTGGACAAATTTACTTGTGTCCATGGATGAGAACAGACCACATCGGTACATATCACTTCAAGGGAGATATGCCTGCTGTAGCTAACTTTGTCGGAGAAATGTAATGGCCAATGAGACTCTTATGAAATCGATTGATAATTATCAAACAGATATTGTAAAAGCTTCTCAAACTGCCACAACAGGTGGCCGAAAATTTGATGGTGACAAACTAGAATATGGTTTGTTGCCACCATTAGCTCTCAAGGCTACGGTGGAAATTCTGACATTTGGTGCTCAGAAGTATGAGAGAGACAATTGGAAAAAAGTTCCCGATTCTAAGCGTAGGTACTTTGATGCACTTCAAAGACACCTGTGGGCTTGGAAAGAAGGTGAACAAAATGATGCAGAAACTGGTAAGAATCACCTGGCCCACGCCATGTGCTGCTTGATGTTTTTGTATGAACATGATATAATGTATTCTTTAAATGATGGAGATGTGAATGAAACTAGCAAATGATACTCTAAGTGTATTGAAGAACTTTTCTACCATTAATGGTAACCTAGAGTTCAAAGCAGGTAAAGAAATCAAAACAATTTCTTCTACCAAAACCGTGATGGCAAAAGCCACACTAACCGATGAATTTCCACAGGACTTCTGTGTGTATGATTTGAATCAATTCTTGTCAGTTTATTCCTTACAAAAAGATTCTGATATTGACTTTGATGATAAGAATGTTATCTTCAAGAGTGGTCGTTCCAAAATCAAGTATCGTAAGGCGGAAAGAAACAGCATTGTTACAGCACCAGATAAAGAGTTGGTGTTACCATCTGTTGAAGTGACATTCACATTATCGGAATCTGATTTGGCTGATTTGTTAAAGAGTGCTTCTGTTCTACAAACACAACACATCATTGTAGAATCTGACGGTGAAAAAGTATATGTAACAACATGTACTATTCTTTCAAATGGTCAACGTTCCGAGAACTTGAATTCTATTGAAGTTGGTGACGGCAACGGAAACAAATACGAAGCAGTCTTCCTGACAGAAAACTTTAAGATGATTCCCGGTTCTTATGATATCGAGATTTCATCCAAAGGCATGGCATCATTCAAAAATACTAAGCAACCAATTCAATATTGGATTGCTATTGAAGCTAAACACTCTACGTTTGCTTAATTTGATTTTTTATATTATGGAGTATTTGAATGGACCAACATATTTTGTGGGTAGAGAAGTATCGCCCAGCTAAAGTTGAAGATTGTATTTTACCTGATGCAATCAAGAAGACGTTTCAGGAATATGTAAACAGAAAAGAAATACCAAACCTGCTGCTCTCCGGATCAGCAGGTGTTGGTAAGACTACAATTGCCAAAGCTTTGTGTGAAGAAGTTGGTTGTGATTACCTAGTTATCAATGGTTCTGATGAGAATGGTGTTGACACTATTCGTAATAAAATCAAGAGCTATGCTTCTTCCATGTCACTTATGGGTGGCAGAAAAGTTGTTATCATTGATGAGGCTGATTATCTATCTGCAGCTGCTCAGGCTATATTACGTGGATCAATTGAAGAATTTTCTGGTAATTGTTCTTTAATATTCACCTGTAATTTTAAAAATCGTATCATTGATCCGATTCACTCAAGATGTACTGTCGTTGACTTCAAAATCAATGGATCCAAAGCCAAGATGGCATCTCAATTCTTTAAACGTGTTGAATGGATCCTAGAACAAGAAGGAGTGACCTATGATAAACCAGTGGTTGCGGAAATTATTACTAAGTATTTCCCTGATAATCGCCGTATTCTTAACGAGCTTCAGCGGTATAGTGTTAGTGGTTCAATTGATAAAGGTATTCTTGCATCAGTTTCCGATGTGCAGCTTACTGAGTTAATTAACTCACTAAAGGCAAAAGACTTTGCTGGTGCTCGCAAATGGGTCACCAATAATCTGGATAATGATCCGGTTCGTGTATTCCGAACAATGTATGACAAACTATATGAGGTGTTGAAACCCAATTCAGTACCTCAAATGGTTCTCATTCTTGCCAAGTACCAATATCAGGCAGCTTTTGCCGCTGACCATGAGATTAATCTGATGGCATGTCTCACAGAAATTATGGTGGATTGTGAGTTCAAATGAGTCCATTCGATTATGTAGACCTAATTCTACACAAAAAGAAACAAGACGATGACTTTGATATAGGTGCTTATGCACCTTTTCTAGTCAACCGGTCTTTGTCCTATCACATGGATTGTATTCTTTATGTTAGTGAGATGAACATCAAAGCTAACATCGATAAGGACATGCAATACCAGTATCTTCTAAATAGTATCAGGCCGATGAAACGGAAATTCGAACCGTGGCAGAAATCATCGGTTGATAAGAATATTGAATGTGTTAAAGAGTTTTTTGGTTATTCCAACCAGAAGGCCAAAGATGCGTTAAGTATTTTGACCGATGAACAAATCGCTGAAATAAAAATAAAAATAGATAAAGGCGGAGTGAAGAAGTTATGATAGAAATAAAAGATTTGGTTGAAATCACCTTGAATCAGGAAGATGATTTTCTCAAGGTAAGAGAAACACTTACCAGAATTGGCGTAGCCTCAAAGAAAGATAGAACACTCTTTCAGTCATGCCACATTCTACACAAAAAAGGACAATATTATGTGGTTCATTTCAAAGAACTATTTGCACTTGATGGAAAACCCACCGACATTACCGAGAATGACCTATCACGTAGGAATGCTATTGTTAAATTGTTGGAAGATTGGGAATTGGTTAAAGTTGTCCGTAAGGAACAAATAGAAACACCAGCCCCCATATTTCTATCACAGATTAAAATCCTGTCTCATAAAGAAAAGAAGGATTGGCAACTTGTTCCGAAATACAATATTGGCTCTAAGAAGCCACAATCAGTATAAATACTAATATAATTATGGTGCCGTGCTCTCTGAGGCGGCAATTTTTTTAACTTGCTTTTTAAAGGAGTCTATATGACAAGCTTACTATTTCCTAAATTGGATCATTTTATGATTGGTTTTGATGACACTATCAATATGTTGCAAGCTGCAGCAAAAGATATTCAGAAATATACACCATCATATCCACCATACAACATCAAACAAGTCAAAGAAAACAAGTATGTCATTGAGATGGCAGTTGCTGGTTTCTCCAAGACTGACATTGAAATTACTCTTGAGGGTAATAAAATGGTTGTTAAAGGTGCCACAAAAGATGATGAAGATGAAACTTATCTACACAAAGGCATTGCTAACCGTGCTTTTGAACGTCAATTTACATTGGCTGATAAGGTAGAAATCAAAGATGCCGAAATCGCCAACGGTATGTTGCGTGTTTGTTTGGAAAACATGATTACAGCACAGGATGCTATCAAGAAAATTGGTATCAAATCCAAGGATGCTTAACTGGTGGCCAGTTTCCGATGAGGAATGGGAACGACTAAACCATCCAGAAAAATTCCTACCACGTAAGTAATCCTAGAGGCCTCTTGACAGGCCTCTTTTTTTATTGTACAATGGACTTTTATTATGGAGAATGTGATGATTCTAGACAAACATTTTGAAAAATTGAACAAACGAGCCTTTGATCCAGCCAGTAAATCAGACTTGGCCATATTCAAAGAGTTCCTGGAGACTGGTCGTTGGGGCGTTAACGGATGTCCTTTCCTATTGACCTGGCCTTACCTAACAGTTCCTGACATGATTAAAGACAAGGTTACCAGACATGTTCTAAAGGTAACTGAGTGAAACCTAAGTTTATTAGGTATTACATGGACATTGCTGAACGTACGGCTGAATTAAGTACAGCCAAACGCCTTCAGGTTGGTTCTATCATTGTAAAGAATGACCGTATTGTGTCGATTGGTTACAATGGTACACCATCCGGTTGGACCAATGAATGTGAAGATACCAATTTTCTAACAAAACCTGAGGTGATTCATGCCGAGGCCAACGCTATTGCTAAGTTGGCCAAGTCATCCGAATCTGGTGATGGGGCTGTCATGTTCTTGACACATGCACCTTGCATGGATTGTGCAAAACAGATATACACAGCTGGCATCCGTAAGGTGTATTATCGTCATAGTTATCGTTCTACGGATGGAGTTGTGTTTCTAAACAACTGCAATCTAGAGGTAGAACAATTCAATGAAAAGGTTGCTCAATAAAAGCAAGTATGCATTTTGTTATGTAATTTTTGGATGTTTAAAGTATTTAATTATTGGTGTAAAGTACATATTGAGGTTTATGATATTTGTTGATAAAAAGTGGAAGAAATACACAAACAATAAATAGCCTTGGAAGTCATCATCGGGTCAACTAATTAAAGGAGATTGAATGAGATTTAGGATAGTTAATTGTCCCGATAGAGACTTCAAGCCTATTATTGAGAAGGCTGCCACATTTTTTGCCAAAGAATTAATACCAAATACTAGAATTCGTAATCGTTGTTTTACCAAAATTAGATTTGATGGTAAATTACAGGAATATGGATACGCTAGTGTGGAAGAATACAATACAAAAAAACAACCAAGAGAATTCCTGATGGAAATTCATCCAGGAATTGGTGCCAGAGATATACTATCAACCATAGCGCATGAAATGGTACACATCAAACAGTACATCGATGGTGAATTAAATGAAGACATGACATACTGGAAAGGCAAAAGAGTCAATTCAGATAAGATGGAATATTGGACTTCACCATGGGAAGTCGAAGCAAATGGCATAGAAATTGGTTTGATAACCAAGTTTGCTGTCAAAGAATGTCTCTGGGAAGTATTGGATGGCTTCAAAAATCCATCAACGCCAATAGTTTCAACACCAATAAAATGGAAAAGAAGAAAATAACTGCCTATATAATAACATGAATAACATAAAACACTCCTTCAACCAGCCCAATTATCACACAGACACGATTTGTGGTGATGAACCATGGCTCGTCAAAGGGGTTTGTACCTGTTAGAATATAAAATTTAAAACAAAAGTACTACAAACCCCACCCTAAAAAGTGGGGTTTTTTGTTGTCCGAATACAACATCATGTATTGACAAAGGTCATCGAACCATATACAATACACACTTGTTCTTTAAAAAATTAGATTGTATCTACCCTCTTAGCCAAGTTGGTAAGGCATCGGATTTTGATTCCGACATGCGGTGGTTCGAGTCCATCAGGGGGTGCCATACAAAAACACATTGCGTGGTATAAACGGCCAAAGGCTT